AAGTGGTACTAATTTTAGTGATGTTAGATATAAAAATAAAATTGTTTCAGATTATTTTACTAACAATATAATTGTAACTGGATTAACTGAAGATAGGTTAGAAAATGTTAGTAGTTATGGTTATACTGGTAATACTAAATATATACCAGGTTTTGATTTAGAAAAAGGTATTTATTTTAACTATGTTGATTCAATGATAAGTGGAATAACCAGAGTTATTAGTTTAAATGACTTCAATCCAATAATCTACACTGAGGATGCTAAATTAAATGACCCAAATTTGGGCACAACATTACAGGGTGATGGTATTTTATTTAAAACTTATTCAGGTAGTACACGACTTGATAAAATTAACGGAATACCAATAACACAGATGTATTATCATGGCCAAGGTACTAATAAAACTAATTCTAGTTTATCAGCATTGACTATTGAAGAATATTTATTACATATAACAGAGACACCAAAAGTACAAAACGAACTATTTATAGATAGAGGTGCAACAACAGTAATACAAAGTCATTTACAATTGGGTGAAGTATCATCGTTGGGTGACCTAATAAATTACGGAAACGGATATTATAATATATTAACATAAAAAGACATGGCAACAGGAGCATACGGTATAGTTAGACCAGCAGACGTTAACCCTAGTGATGTAGAAATTACAGTTTTCTACTCACCAAATAGGAATATACAAACTACTAGAAGTTTTAAATTAGCATCTTCTAATTTAATTCAAATAGATAACCCAAATAAAACTGGTACTGGTTTTGAAATTTTTGGTGGTTTATACACATTAAAATTACCTCTTGGTGATTTTGGTGCTGTAGGTATTTATACAATTGCTATAAAACCAGTTGAAATAAGAACAACAATTGTGGATTGTGGTGTATTATCATCATCACCAGATATAAAAGGTATTGTACTTGATGGTTCTGACCCAAATATTGCAGCATTTGCTGATAAATTTGAAAATAATAATTTAGCTGGTTATAGAATTGAATACTTAACTCCAAACCCAAGTTCTACTGATTTAAAACTTAGAAATTTCTTTAGAGTTGTTACCTCAAACAATAGAGCTGAACCAGTTAACCAAAATTTAACAAATTCCAATCAAAAAGCAATTAGATATAGATTTAATGACAATTCGACATTAGTTTTTTGCACGGTATCACCTAGTTCAGAATCAAACGTTACACCGAATGTATTCCCATTTATAGGTCAACCAAATCAAGAGATTATAATAACCAATACCTATTTTAATCCATTTGTATTGGAAGTTGAAGTTGTTGAACATGATATAGAAACATTAGCTATTGGTCTATTTGGAAATCAAAGTAAATCACTTGAAGATGGAGTTTATACATTATATAATTTTAATAATGATATTTATAAACAATACAGTCTTTATGAGATTAAAGATAGATTTACAGGTAAACCGTTGTATGAAATTAAAGAGCAAAAAGTGAATATTGATTTCACTAAAACTTTTAATGATATTAGTAATGTTTAATTATAGAAATGGCTGAAAACGATAAAATAAAAGTAGTTGGGTATGCCCAAAGGGTTTTTTACAATAATGGTATAGAATATAGAAATTTCACACCAGATTTAGTGGGGAATCAAATCACTAGTGATAGTAATACCGCATTATTTACATATGGTAATTTTGCTATAACAAAAAATACCGAAGGTAGGGATGTTATTAATTACCCTAGTAAACCTTATAGTGATTTCCTTACGCTAGATAGTATTGGTGGAACATCAGAAGTTATCGATTTAGTATTTAGTGCAAATGTTGATATTAAGTTGAATATTGATAATACAAAGTTATCAAATTTTGCATATTTTGGCTCATCAACTGAATTCATGAGAGTCACATTAGAATCCATAATTACAAAGTGGCCAGCATCTATACATGTAAAACCTATTGATAATCAAACATATGATGGGGTATACACTATTGAAAACTATACTTATAATTTCTCTAATAACACCTCTAATTTTAAAGTTAAAACTAATACATTCGCTAATAATTATGATGTTATATACAACATTGGTGGTATATTATTAAACACATATGGTAATGAATTAAGAAATTTAGTTGTAAATTATAGTAGTTATAACATTTTATATAATAATGAGGAATATCGAATATTAAATTTTACTGGTTCAACAAATTTATACGATGATTATGTAATGATTCTTGTTAATGGTAACCCATTCCCAACAGCGGTTAATCAACCACAATATATATCATATCATATAAAACCAAATAACACTGAAGGTGAAAAATTCTTTGCGGGTTTAGAACCATTTGAAGATTATTTATTAAATAGATTAACAACACCCAAATATAAATCAACGTTTGATTATCAATATTTAACTGATACTGGACTTATATATAATACTAGTACAAGTGTAGTTTGGCCAACAAGTGATGGTTATAATTTAGATTTTAGTACAAATGCATATGTAAATTATGTAAATGAATTATTAAAAATTTGTATATCGACAGATGAAACTCACTCAGACTTAATGAGTAGATTTTTAGTAAGTGAATCAATTTCAAATTTTGATACTATACCTAGATGTGATGGTACTGAAGAAGAAACTTCTGGTCAAAAAATGAACAAAACATTAAAAATATACGGTAGAGAATTTGATGAAGTTAAAAAATATATAGATGGTATTGCATATGCTAATAATGTTAGTTATGATAAGAAAAACAATGCACCTGACCAAATGATTAAATATATTGCCAGAGTTATGGGTTGGCAATTAACTAGTTCAGTTATTGAAAATGATTTATTAAAAGCATATTTAAATGTACCAGCACCATCTTATTCTGGTTATAGTCGTGGTTTAACAGCAGCTGAGGCTGAAATTGAATTATGGAGAAGACTTATATTAAACTCAGCCTGGTTATTCAAATCTAAAGGGACCAGAAAAGCTGTTGAATTTTTATTTAAATTTATTGGAGCCCCAGAAGGTTTAATAAACTTGAATGAGTATATATATGCTGCAAAAAGTAAAATAGATATTGATTCATTTGAATCAATATTATTAGAAAATAATTATGATACTGATTTAACATCTTATAATGTTGATTCAAACGGATTCCCAAATACAATAGCTGATACACCAACGATGTATTTCCAAAAAGGTGGTTTATGGTATAGAGAAACTGGTGGAGCAAATGCTGCGACTCAAATCAATCAAGGTAATAACCCACATATCGGACCTTATGATGGTGGTGTTGAATATATAAACCAATTTAGAAGTTTATTACCTGATTTTCAACCAACCGTGTTAACATCATCAACATTTACAACAAGTGTAGTAGAATTATTTACAAATTATAATAATGGTTTAATAAATAACTATAGTGGTGATACATATGTGGGTATTGAAACATATTCTGGTGTTACATTAGAGGATTGTTTCTTATATGTTGCTGATATAATAAGTGACCCACACCCAACAGCAGAATTAACTGATTGTGGTTGTGATTTACCAACTGAAGATTTATCATTAATTATTGATATTAAACGAGATGAATTAACAGAAGCTGAGCAATTTAATAATTGTAGTATAAGAATTAGTGGTTATACATATGTTGATAGTACAAATACTAATTTCTATAATACACCATATGTGTTTAATTGGAATTATTTAACATATAATGTTGATGGTTCATTAAATAGTCAATATTACGTTTCACCATTTATATCACCAACTTGTTGTAATAATATAGTTAACGGTGCATCATATTTATATGATGAATACATTATTAACTCAACAACTGGTAAACCAACACTATCAAATAGTGGTTATATTTGCTGCAAAGCCCCAACTATTAAACCAACACCAACAGAACCACCTGTAGCATTTACAAACTTCGGATTTGTAACACCAACTGTAACACCAGTAACACCAAGAACACCAAGAACACCAGTATTATCACCAACGGTTCAAGTATTAGCAGACTCATCGATTAAAGGTGATGTTTCAGTACCAAATTATAGGGGTAATGGTTGTGGTTGCTATATAGGTTGTCAATGGCGACTAGCTGGACCATTATTGGGTCAGATGTATACAGCAAATAATGAAATGTATTTGAAATTTGTAACACCACAAAATAACTGGGGGACAACTGGTACACCACAATATAGAGTCACTGTTCAGTCAGATTCATGTTTTTGCCCATTAAGGTATACAACACCAACAAGTATTGTAGACCCATATACAAATAAAATTGGGTATGCTTGTAAATTAACACCAAACGGTAAATCATTATTAACATTATCACAAACAAATGTGACTTATGGAACAATTAATAGTTTATTATACCAATTATTTTATCAAAAATCTATTGGTGAAATTGCATGTACAGCTACCACCCCTAGAGCATTATGTAATATGACATTGGGGGTAATACCTAGGATAGTAACTAAAGCTACTGACATAAATGTTTCAGTACCACAAATATCAAATGGTGTAGGACCATATACTTACTTATGGGAAATTATAACACAAACTGGTATATATTCTAATTATGGTATTTTAAGTAGTAATACATTAGCAACACCACTAATTGGTCCATTAAACGCAACGCCGATTAATGCATCATATGGTAATTTTGAAATTAAATTAACAGTAACTGACTCAAAAGGTTGTAAGGCTAGTACAAATGCTGAATATATTGCAACTGTTTAATTTATTTTAAAAAAAAATAGATTATATTAATGAATAATTAAAAGATTGAATAATTATAATAAAGGATATATGAATGGAAACTTATAAGTGCCAACCAACGATAGACAACCCATGCTTAACTGCTGATGAAATAGTTAATGGTGGTGGGGAAATAATGCATCAATTAGATGGGTCTGTTTCGGTATGGATTAATACTGATTCTGGTGTGGTACCATACAACAATGCGAATACTAAAATATGTTGTGAATACCTAGGATATGTCTTTGATATTGAAAATCAAAAATGTTTATGGAGTGACCCAATCTCATGTGATACATGTGAAATGAAAATTGTTATTAACCCAAATGGTGATGATGGTGATTATTTTACTGTTAATGAAAATTCAGAATGTTCATTAGATATCACATTAGATTATACATTTAAATTCGATTGTTCAATTCTAGCAAGTGGTGAAACAATAAATGAAGATGCAATAGCAATAGAAAGTGATATTGAAAGTATAAATCATGAAATAGAAAGTGCTCAACTTGAATGTGCAGCATTAAGTGGTGCGTGTTTTCAATACAATAGTATTTATACTGCTATGTGCTATACAATACTAGTTACTAACCACGTATCTGATTATGATGCGAATCCATATTATAATTCAGTAACACCAGCTAAAACTCCAGCTGGGACAACTAGTGTATCAACACCACTTTCAGGTGACATGTTAGCTTTACCGTCACGTTCAACAGTATGTTGTTTAACTGAAGAAGGTTTAATAGCCTGGCAAGCGATATTAGGAGATGTTAAGTATAATGCTTGGTTAGCATCGAATGGTTGCGATACAACGATTTACACTAATCAACAATCACAAACTTTATATACAGATGGTAACAACATTGCGTTAGAAACCAATTCACCAAATCCTTATTTTTCAGAAACAAGTGATGGTATTTGTGATAAACAAAATGCATATGAAGAAATGTTAAGTGTTTGTGGTGAATACCAAGCATGTTTAGATATAATTGCTGAATTACAAACTCAACTTGGAGATTTACAAAATGAATTAGCAAATTTAGAAACTGAAGGTATTTTATGTAATGACCCTATTGCTAATTTAGAGAACTTTACAGCTTCTTTCTCGTTAGATGTTGAAACTGATACACCAATGTTATATGAAACCGTATACGAAGAACAAATATTTGGTATTGGTGAAGGTAACCTAATGCAATACATAATTGATAGTGGTAGTTTAACAGGTATTATAATTAGTGGTGAAACTGGTGTTTTGCCAGGTTTCTCAGTTGAAACAACATGTACTTATGATGAGATTTGCAAATCTAAACGTGATGAATTTATAAGACAATTATATTTAACAGAATATCTACCAAATTTTGGTGCTCCAGAAAATAATTTAGAAAATACTGAGTTATTACAATTAATGGGTGGTTGGTATAACTCAGCTTGGCTAAGCTATGGTGTAACAATCAATGACCCAGCGGTTATTGAACAGATAAAAAATAAAAAGATAAGAATTAGTATCAAGGTTAATACATGTTGTTTAGATTTTGCACTTTTATTAGATAAAATAAAAGTAACACAAAATTGTGAATCAATTGATAATACCTTTATTAAAATATCAAAACCTTTTGGGTTTGAACTTGAAAAATTTGTTGACAATAAGAAATCTTGGGTATCGAATGAATTACCAGAGAAAAGATTACATCTATTACATTGGAGAAATACCGAATACCCAATCAATGACCATAGGTTAGCTATTAACACAAAGGAAATTGATTTAAATATTGACCCAGCTAAAGCAATTGAGGGTGATGTATTTAAGTACGCATACAATAATCCATGTGTACTTGATTATACAGGTAGTAGTATAAGTTTATCTGGATATTGTGGTGGTGATTATACTGATATTAGTTCAAAACTAATGACACCATTATCCGAAGTTAATACTGTTGAAGAATTTGAAAGAATAGTATATAGTGAATTAATAGATGCGAAAACTAGACAAAGTATTACAGCGTATCCATTACTTAGGTTATTATATGAAAGGTATTTAAGTAATACACTTTGTAACGGCATTAGTAATGGGTATAATTATGATTCAATGCAAAATATATCACAATTAGTTGGTGATTATTGGGTTGATTTAATTGAACAGTTTGTACCAGCCACAACTATTTGGGGCTCTACATTTATTTATAGAAATAGTGTTTTTGACACTCAAAAATATGCATATAAAAGTAATACATTATGGTTATGTGAAAATCCATCACCTTATTTTCCTTTTTCAGCAATCAGTAGTGATTGCAACACACAAGTAATCAAAGTTGATTTATCAAGTGATACTCCACCAGCAAGTGGTTCAACACCTTTTGATAGTACCAACTTCTTTAGTTGTAATCAATATACTTATTGTGATTGCGTGTGGACAATGACCAATTATTGTGATTCTGAATTTATAGGACGAATAATTGGTGATGAGGAATATGCTAGTTATTGTGAAACTAATTTATTAATTGAAACTGTACCACTTGTATTAAATTTAATAACGGTACCAGGTTGTAATGCTTTTAATCAAACTTGGGATTCAATTAATAGAATATTTAG